TATTCCCGAGCAAGTGTGGCATGAGGCCCAGGTGGGGGCCTGCGCCTTCGGTAGGTACGCCGGCAGGATCGTGATCCCCAACCTGATGCCTGATGGTAGCTGGTACGGCTACACCACCCGCGTCTGGGGAAAGCCCATCGACAAGAAGCTGAAGTACCGCTTCCCATCTGGTAGCTGGAGAGGCGCTGTGCTGCACAACCAGCCAGCCCTTTGGGAAGATACAGACGAGCATCTGTACGTTGTCGAGGGTGCGTTCGACGCCCTGTTCCTCTGGCCCCATGCGGTGGCTGTCATGGGGATGCCGAGTGAGAAGCAGATTGAACTGATGGCTACCAGCAAGCGGCCGTTGGTGGTGGTGCTGGACGCAGATGCGTGGCAGACAGGGCTGGCGCTTTCGTTGCGACTTCGGCTAGAGGGCTGCGCGGCTGGATGTGTGAAGTTGTTGGATGGAGCGGACCCCGACGAGGTGGATCCCGCATGGCTCTGGGAAGAGGCCCGCGCGTCGATTTATTCGTAAAAGCGGGCCCTGTCTCGCTAAGTGGAGTTTCAATTGGACGCAAACGCAGTTGTCGTTTGGACGGCAGGAGATGCCCGCATCTGGTGGGCGTGCCCTCACTGCAAGGTGGAGGGCGGCATCAGCCCCCCTGTAAAGGTAGATGAGTTCCTAAAGCGGCTCTCGCTGTTTACGGATGAGCATGCCGACTGCACGCCTAAGAAGCCAAAGGAGATGATCGCATGGCGCGGCTGAAGATCACGATTGAGGGGGAGATGTCTCCCGAAGAGATGAAGCGGTATATCGCTGCCGCATGGGGCAATCTGCCCCGCGACATTGCTGTCTCCGAGGTTGACCTAGATGAGCCGAGTGGCACCGTAGGGGTGCCAGTGCTCGCTATCGAGGAGACAGTGGCGGTGCCTGTGGTGGCGGACCCCATACAGGAATTGCCTGCGATTCCCGCTCCGATTCCCGTACCCCCCCCTCCCGAGCCTGAGCCGGCTGGTTCCTTTGCAGACACACTGTCGAGCTTCAAAAAGCTCTCCCAGGTTCTGCAGGCCATTGTGGACAGCGGGCAGGCTTCCGATCTGGCAGGAGTGGTTACAGTTTGCCAGCAGTTGCAGGGACATGTTCCCATCCTTGAGCGCCTTGGCGCGGGCCTTGAGGATCGAGTCACGCGCACATGGGCAGGTATGCAATGAGCGAAGAGATCAAGGATGAGTCAGTTTCAACCACGGCTAAGGCCGCACCGTCACCCAGCCATGCGGAGATGTTCTTCCGTTATGTTGCGGCTCTCTCGCAGGCGGCGGGTGTGCAGGCGTTTACGCTGGCGATTGCGGTGCCCAAGGAAGATGGCACCAGCGCCGTGATGGGTGTGGCAGCGGGTGCGGGTGACACCACCAAGGAATGGCAGACAGAGATCGCCAAGCTGCTTGGTGAGCAGGCTGCAGTTGCTGCCAAGACCATCATCATGCCCGCTGAGAAGGCTCCCGAGGTCGTATAATGGTCCAGCTGCCCATCTTCAAGTCGCCTCCCTCTACTCCGCTGGATGAGGTGGCGGCTCTCGCTCCTGATGCGAACTGTAGGTCATGCAAGCACTCAGCCGGCAACGGGCTGGCCTGCATGCCGCATGAGGGTGAGGCTGGTGGGCTGCTGGTGCTGGACAGCTATCCTAGCGCTTCAGAGAGCCGCAACAAGCGGCATCTTCTGAGCGGTGTGGGTGCTGTCCTGAGAGCAAAGGCAGATGCCTCTGGTCAGCCGGTGGCATATGCATCAGCCCTCCGCTGCCCTCCTCGACCCTGGCCGGTTGGGGAGGGCGCGGTGGCGCTGGCTCCCGATGTGGATAGATGCCGTCCCTACCTGAAGCACTCCATTGAGAAGCTGAAGCCCACCCGCATCATTGCGCTGGGCGCTCCTGCCATCTATGCCCTGACCGGCTCAAACATCACTCCCAGCACCATGCGGGAGGGGTTTGCTTGGCTGGAGATGGCGCACGGATGGGTGCCTGTGTTCTATTGCATCTCCCCCGCCATTGCAGCTCGCAACAAGTTTCTGGCCGCTTGGCTGCAAGAGGACTTCGACAAGGCTCTCTCCTGTCAGCCCCGCACCGAGCCTCCCATTCCATACGGCACCTATGCGAAGTTGGTAATTGCAGAAGAGGACGCCGAGCGGTGCCTTCTGCAAACAGAAACTTCCGAGTGGTCCGCTGTGGACTGCGAATGGGCAGGGCGTCCCTACGATAAAGACTTCAAGCTGCTGTCTCTCGCCATGACCCCCAAGGGCAGCCGTGAGGCTTGGGTGTGGACGCAGGCCGCACTCAAGAACCCGAAGTGCCGTGCGCTGCTTTCTGGATGGCTGCGCGACCCCAAGCACAAGAAGGTTGGCAGCTACTTCAAGAGCGACACGGTTGCGCTTCATGCAGCCCTTGGCATCTGGACCCGAGGAGTGGCCTTCGATACTCGCCTCCTGCGGCGTCTGATGGATGCAGAGGCCAGCGGCAAGCTGGCAGACATGGCGCACCTCGTTGGGCGCGGGGGGCATAAGGATGAGCTGAAGGACGCCATGAAGCTGGCAGTCTCTACCTATAGACGATCAGCCACGAAGGCCAAGGGTGGGATGTTTCGAGTGCCGCTCCCAGGGCTGGCAGAGAAAAGCCACGCAGACAAGATCATGGCTGGTGCCGAGGTGGAGTCCTACGGCTTTGCCTTTATAGAGCCGGAGCTTCTCTATCGGTACAACGCAGCTGACACGGTTGTCACCGCTATGGTGGGGGAGTTGCTGGAGGAGTGGCTGGCTAAAGAGCCTGTAGGCATGCAGCACGTTGCCCGATCTGTGGTGAATCCTGCCGGCGATGCCTATGCCCGCATCGAGTCCTGGGGCATGAGGGTGGACCGCTCTGGCCTTGAGTCGCTTGGCCAGTACCTCGACATGCACATCTCCGAGGTGGAGGCACGCCTCGCTCAGTACGGCTACAACCCTCAAGATCCCAAGGCTGGGAAGTTCCAGCCCGGAAGCCCCGCATCTCTGGGCAAGTTCCTGTTTGGGGAGCTGGGGCTGAAGTCAGAGCGCACCACCGAGAAGGGGGCGCAGGCGACTGATGCAGAGGCTCTGGGGGGGCTGGTCGATCAGCACCCTGTTGTCGCTGACATCCTCAAGTGGCGAGGCTTGTCCAAGATGAAATCCAGCTATGTGGACAACATCCTTGGATACATCCGAGATGATGGGCGGGTGCATCCCTCCATTCATCCTGATGGTGCGCGCACTGGAAGGACAAGCAGTTCCGCTCCAAACCTCCAAGTCATGCCTTCAATTGAGTCTACCGATCCAATGCAGGCAGAGCTGGCTAGGATGTTCCGCTCCTGCTTTGTGCCGGCAGAGGGCTACACGCTTCTGGAGGTGGACTACAGCCAGCTAGAATTGCGGGTGGCTGCTGATCTGTCAGGTGATCCGGCTATGCTGGACATCTTCATTCAGAGCAAAGACTTCCACATGCAGACTGCCAAGTTGCTGTCTAAGGCGCTGTGGAACCTTGAGCCAGATCAGATCACTGACACACATCGACGAGAAGCAAAACCCTTCGTTTTCGGCCTTTTGTATGACGATGATCCGTATGGGCTGTCAATGCGAGTTGGTGTCAGCAAGGAAAAGGCAACACAGATCAAGGAAGCTGTCTTCGGCTGCTACCCGCTGCTGGGCAAGTGGATCAATGCGCGGGTGCGCGAAACGAGTCAGAGCGGAGCCGCGTGGACGTGGTGGAATGGGCTTCCAGCCCGTCGCCGCCCTCTGGTGGAGGTTGCCAACCTCGACAGTCCTGCCGGCAAGACGCAGCGCCGCTCTTCTTGGAATACCCCCATCCAAGGCACTGGCAACGAGTACCTTGTGGCCTCTGCCATTGAGGTAGTTGATTGGATCGTGAGCAACGGCATCCCAGCCAAGCTGCTGGTGACGATTCATGACTCCATGCTCATAGAGGTGCGGGACGACTGCATGTCCGAGGTCCAGAGTAAGGTGCTGGAGATCATGTGCAGCCATCGGACCAAGAACGGGGTTCCCTTGGCAGCAGATGCAAAGGCAGGAAAGAACTGGGCCTCAATGCTGAAGTGGAAGCACGGTGCGCCCTGTCCGATTGAGGGCTGCCTCTAATCTTCTGAGGAAAATCCCTCTCGCTGCGCAAAGAGTAAGGCAACCCACCTGATCCGCAGGAAGGGAAGCCTTTTAAGGAGAGTGCCCATGTCGATTGAGTTTGATGAGGCGTTTGCACGCGAGTGCGTGAAGCTGGAGGCTGAAAACCTCCAGGGTGAGTTCGTGAAGTACACCTCTGATCTGGCCTATTGGGGGGCGCTGCTGGCGAATGCCAAGCAGATGGAGTCGCTGGCCAAGCTGACCAAGGACACGACGGCAGCGGAGCTGGACAGCACGGCACGCGAGGTGCTGCTCACCGACAAGAAGCCCACTGAGGGTGCGGTATCTGCTTGGGTCACCAAGCACCCCGCCATGCAGGAGGCTGAGAAGGGAGTGATCCAGACCACTTTTGAGGTGGACCGCATCCGCGCAGTGTGGGAGGCTCTACGCTCCAAGCGAGACATGCTTGTCGGTCTGGGTGCCCAGCAGCGCGCTGAGATGCAGCATGAGCCTTCTGTGAAGGTGGAGTTCTAGCCATGACTTTTGCTGAAGCAGAGCAGTTCGGCAAGTACGCCAAAGAAGTGCGGGCAGCTAAAAGCCTCAAGATTGAGGATGTTGTCAGCTTGATTGAGGCAAAGTTCCCGATGCTGCATGTGACCGAAGGAGCCATCAAACGAATTGAGCGAGGTGGGGTTTGGGCTTATGAAATTGAGCGCGGCATTAAAGAGCGTGTTCTCGACGCACCCCACCAAGTTCGCCTTCGCACCGCAATTGCTGCCGTTCTTGACATGAAGCATCAGGAGGCCCGCATGGCCAACACAACGAAGACTACTGAGAGCAAGAAGGAAGCTGTGACTGTGAACGCGACCACAACCTTCAAGAAGGAGAGTGGTTTCCGCGTTGTTCGCAAGGATCGCTCTTTCGTCACCCATCACGGCTTCTCTGCGGTTATGGTCAAGGACACTCTGGCGAACATCAAGACTCTGGGGCTGCCCACCAAGGACGTGAAGGCGGCACTGGTCAAGAAGTTTGCTGAGTACGTTGAGACTCTGGACAAGTAAGCATGACCCCAGATCAAAAGAACATGCTGATCGCCAGTTTGTACCGCCCGATGTTTGATTATTGTGCGAGTCTGATTAAGGTCGAGCGGGCACAGCGAGCAGAGATTGTTAAGCGCATGAGAAAGCGCAAGTGGTGGGGGTTCCTGCCGGTTGTTGGGCGCTGGGCGTGCCGTTTCCCTAAAGACTACGAAACGGGCGTAGACCTTAGTATGACTGCTATTGGTGAATATGAGGCCAAGGCCAAGTTTGAGGCGCGCGTTGAGAAGATTTTGAACGCTTACCTTGACGGTAAGGTGCAGCCGAATTCACTGCCGCCGAGCATCCCTGTGGGTATTGATGAGTAGCAAGACCCCTTCGCATATCGCGCAGGGCTAACAAGGGGCAGGGCCAAAGAGCCGCGCCAAGGAGAGAGCAGATGAGCGATCTGGTGAAGTGGGGTGAGTGGGGCGATGAGGCGGCAGCGCAGGACGCAGCCGCCACCAAGGCGGGTCAGAAGTCCTATATGAAGCTGGTCGAGGGCGACAGTGTTGTCCGCTTCCTGCCGCCGCGCATTGGCAAGACGACCCCCCTCTGCACGACGTTTAGCCATTACATGGAGCTGCCGGATGGCCGCAAGGTCAGCTTCAACTGTCCGCGCATGATGGCCAAGCGTGCCTGTATTGTTTGTGCCAAGGGCGAGCAGCTGCGCAACAGCCGCTCGATGACCGATCAGAAGGCTGGCAAGCGGTTGTTCCCTCGCATCCGTGTCTACGCCAACGTGATCGACCGCAACAACGAGGCGCTGGGCGTTCAGATTCTGGCCTTTGGCAAGGGCATCATGGATGACCTGACCAAGATCCGTCAGGATAGGCGCAAGGGTGGAAACTTCACTCACCCGGAAACGGGCCGAGACATCATCATCACCCGCAAGGGAACCGGCCAGTTCGACACCGAGTACAGCGTCAGCCCTGACGTTTCCGCCTCCCCTCTGCACGCTGATCCTGGTCAGGCAGATGAGTGGCTGGAGATGGCTTACGATCTGGACCCGTTTGGTACAGTTCTGTCGGATGACGACATTCGTGCCAAGGTCCGAGGTGAGGAGGCTGATGCGCCTCCGCAGCGATCTGCTCCGAAGACGATTGCAGCCCCCCGTGGCCGCAGCGTTGAGGATGATGTTGACTCGATGGAAGATCCCTTCTAGCCACCACACCTAAAGACAAACACGCGCAGCGGCACCCAGCAGGGAACGCCCCTGCGCGTGTTTGCTTGGAGGCGCATTCATGTCCAAGTCCGTAGAAGAGATGCGAGAAGAACTGATCCAAGCCCTTTCCCATCACGATTGGTACTACGACCGCAGCGATGATCCCCGCTACTACAACGCCGGCAAGGCGAGCTTTTATCTGATCCGCTCGCTGGTAAAGCAGGTGCCGGATGGAGAGGCGCTGTATGAGCAGTACCACCCCAAGCTCAGTGGAGCGATCTAATGCCGGCCCGAAAGAAGATTACCCCCAAGGGCGTGGAGGCCACCGAGGAGGTGGGTTCTGTTGCAGGCACCGGCCGCAAGTCAAAGGTCAAGGCTCCTGCCGCCTCTAACACTGCTGCCATGGTTGCAGCCATGCGTGCCAAGCTGGGCAAGAGTGCAGGTGCCCAGGTTGTCGAGATGGCTGCCGGCTCTATCTCTGACGTGAAGGAGTACATCCCCTGCGGTGTGAGCGTTATTGACCACTACCTTCTAGGAGGTGGCGGTCTGCCGGTGGGGCGACTCACGGAGCTGTTTGGCGACTTCGGCACGGGCAAGTCCTCGATGTGCTTTGCCTTCATGGCTGGATGCCAGCGCATGGGAGGCATGGTGGGGCTGGCTGAGAGCGAGAATGCCCTGCAAGTAGATC